AAAGATAATTGGAAGATTTGGACTGACATGCACATATATACGTACTACTATATAAAAAATAGATAACTAGGGTCTTCCCTGGCAGTCCAGAGGTTAGGACTGCCAACCTAAAAAGAAAAATGCACAGGAAAGTGAGGTCATATTCGGGCGGAATCTGCAAACGAGACTGACAGGTGTTTCGATATCGCCCGACGGGCATATCGTACTTCACGAAACATACGACGGTTACAGGTAAGGTGAGAAGAATGGGACGAGGAAGAAGTAAAGGCAGCGGGAGTGCAGGTGCCGCCAAGACGGCAGCAGCCAAGGCAACACAGCCGAAAGCTCAGACTGCAAAGTCAAATCAGCCGTGGTGGAAGACGGGAGCAAATACGCCTGCGGGAATATCATATGACGAGTACATGAAAATGAACGTGTCGCAGAAGCAGAGGATCGTTCACGACATTTTGAATGATAAAAGCATAAAAGTTCCGCCTTACCTTGACGGGTCTGACACGACAAAAGTTATTTATTCACTTGGAATGAATCGAAAACCCAAAGTTGTGTCAGACATTGCATTGACGGCTATGAAGGGAAAAGCAATGTACAGGACAATGAACGATGCTGATGATGGAAGCATCAGTGGATATGATATAGCAAAGCAAGTAAGAACAGGAGACTATACTCAAATGTCGGGAAAGGGCGGCTCAGTACATGGAAGAGCTTTATATTTTGCTTCATCAGTAAGAGCATCTGCGATGTATGCAAACAATAAAGGTAGCACGATGATAAGAGCAAAAGTGAATCCCGGCGCAAAAGTCGTGTCGGAATCAAAATTGAATGCAGAAATATCACAAAAAAATATTTCTTTTTCCAGAAATCCTGATGATAACATGGCTTTGTATGCCTTGTCACAAGGATATGCCGGCTGGAAACACTCACCAACAGGATACGTCATGATAGTAGATCGCGGAGAAATAACTGTTTCAGCAAAACAAAAATCAGTAACATGGAACACAAATACCTGGGGATAATCTATGATTATACGAGAAGTAAAAGCCGACACCATAAAGCCGTATGAGCTCAACGCAAAAAAACACCCGCAGGAACAGATAGAAAAAATAGCCCGCAGCCTTCGGGAATTCGGGTGGCAGCAGCCGCTCGTGGTCGATAAGGATAACGTCCTTGTGATCGGTCATGGGCGGCTTTTTGCTGCGAAACAGCTCGGCATGGATACTGTGCCGTGCGTACTTGCGGAAAATCTTACATCGGAACAGGTGAACGCACTGCGGCTCGCTGATAACAAAGTTTCGGAGAGCGAGTGGGACGGAGAAAAGCTCCTGCGGTCTCTTCGGGAGATAGCCGACATAGACATGGAGGATTTCGGGTTCGACCTCGGAGAACTTGACGACCTTGTGGACGGCATGGCGGACGAAAGCAGTGAGAACGACGGTACATGGAGCGGCAAGAGAGACAACACCAGCTCCATGCGCTATGCGGCGTTTGAGAATCAAGAGGTCATGCAGTTTGATACGAGCGCGAATTTCTACGGCTTCCCGACCATGACGGCAACGCAGACCACAGGCGACAATTTCCTGCGCTTCTGCGACTGGAAAGAATGCAGCGATCCCGAAAACTACATAGCCCACTTTTACTACGACGATTTCAAGTTCATGATGGCATGGAAAGAGCCAGACAAATATGTCGAACGCCTGCGGAATTTCAAGGCTGTGATAAGTCCCGACTTCTCGCTGTATACGGACTTCCCGAAGGCGTTACAGATACTTTCGTGCTATCGACGGCAATGGTGCGGGGCTTATTGGCAGCACCTCGGGCTTGATGTCATACCCGACGTAGTATGGGGAGAAGAAGATACCTTCGACTGGTGTTTTGACGGCATACCGAAGCACAGCACGGTCGCAGTTTCAAGCGTAGGAGTAAAAAACGACGAACAGTGGAACGGCAAAGAAGACAGTCTGTTTCTCAAAGGTTACAACGCAATGATGGAAAGGCTCGAACCGACGACCGTGTTGTTTTACGGGCATTTTGTGGAAGGCTGCCAAGGAAACATTATACGGATCCCGAGTTTTTATGAGCAAAGGAGGGAGTTGATACTCGATGGGAAGAGGAAAAAGTAAAGGTTCTGGTAGTGCAAGATCACAAGTCGCGTCGCCGCTTTTAAACGGGGCACCGCAATCAATACGCACTATATACAAAAAAAGCTTTATGGGTGGCGGGACGTACAATGACGAAGTTTTAGATGCGACATTTAATACTTCAACGGGCGAACTGACTTTTGACTGGGCAAGTGATAAAACGTGGGATAATAGCCATCCGACGAACAAACACATAGGGGTTGATATAAACGTCCAAAATGGAATGATCAACGGACGACCTGTAAACTTAGACCTTAGTAATTCCACTATCAAATCTATTGATGCGCCAAACATTGGCAGCTCTGCGGAAAAGACACTGCGCTCAAACGGATTTGACTATAGCTCTTTTGATAAGAAATGGATAAAAGGCTATCAAGGATTTAAAGAACAGGGTACCACGTTATATCTTGACTCAAAGATCCCAAACGATTTATCTAAGTTTAAGGAAATCAAGGGAAACACATATCCAAACCGTGTGGCGATAAAAAAAGCAGGATTTAAATGGGATTCAAGCTCGCAATCCTGGAAAAAGCCATAATTGATAAAAAAGAAAGGTGATGAGATGGCAGGAAGAAAGAGCGGCGCGGACGATTGGATCACCGAGGACGGGCTTGTGCTTATTGAGGGCTGGGCTCGTGACGGACTGACCGACAAGGACATAGCCACCAAGATGATAGGCTGTGGAGAGCGCACGTTTACCACATGGAAAAAGAAGCATGGAGCCATAGTCGCCGCCTTAAAAAAAGGGCGTGCTCCCGTAGCCGAAAAGGTCGAAAAGTCGTTATATGACCTATGCCAGGTGCAGAAATACACCGAAACGATAGAAGAGGTCTACGAAGAAGGCGGCAAAAAGAAACGCCACGTAAGAAAGATCACGCGCGAGACACCGCCGAACCCGACGGCTATCATTTTCGCGCTGAAAAATCTGAAAGCCCACAAGTGGCGTGATAAGCAAGAAATACGCGCGTCCTACGCCCTTGAAAACGAAGTGCCGAAATTATACGAAGCACTCACCAAGCCCGCCGCAGACGAAGCGAGTGAAGCTCCTGAGAGCAAGCAAGAAGAAGCAGACGGCGGTGGCACAGAATGACGTTTGAAAAGCTCTCCACAAAGCAAAAAATGGTATTTCAGTGGTGCTACACGACCGACTACAAAGCAATCGTATGCGACGGAGCAGTCAGGTCGGGAAAGACCATCTGCATGATAACGAGCTACATTCTGTGGGCGATGAAAAACTTCAACAATGCAAACTTCGGCGTTTGTGGAAAGACTGTCGCAAGTGCGGAAAGAAACATCATCAGGCCGCTGCAAACGATAATCGACATCACGGGTTATTTCAAAGTTCATTACTCCCGCCAGTCACATATGTTGACAGTCGAAAACAAGGACACAAGAAATTATTTCTTTATTTTCGGCGGCAGGGACGAAAGCTCATACACACTGCTGCAAGGTATAACGCTCTCGGGTGTGCTTCTTGACGAGGTGGCGCTCATGCCGGAGAGCTTCGTCAACCAGGCTGTGGCGAGGTGCTTGTCCGTGCCGAACGCCAAATATTGGTTCAACTGCAATCCCGAAAGCCCGTCACACTGGTTCTACAACGACTGGATCATGAATCGCAAGAAGAAAAACGCGCTTCATATCCATTTTCTGATGAGCGACAATCCGATCATGACAAGCGATCAGCTCCGAGAAGCAGAAGCACAGTTCTCGGGTGTGTTTTACGCCCGCTACATACAGGGCTTGTGGGTAGTTGCAGAAGGGCTTATATACCCGATGTTCGAGACAGCACGGGAAACGCCGCCGGAGGGCAGGGCAGAAAAATACGTGCTTTCTATCGACTACGGCACGCAAAACGCCTTCGCAGGAATTGTATGGGGCTTGTACAACAGGGTATGGTACGCGGTGAAGGAATACTACTACTCGGGCAGAGAAAAGCAGATACAAAAGACCGACGAAGAATACGCGCAGGACATGGACGATTTTGTGAGCGAATACGCACCGCCGCCGCAGAAGATAATGACAATAGTGGACCCGTCGGCGGCGAGCTTCATAACAGCGCTTCGCAAGCGCGGCGGCTACAAGGTGATAAAAGCAAACAATAACGTCCTCGACGGCATAAGAGACACCGCCACAGCGATGCAGACGGGAAAGATCAAAATAGCACCGAGCCTGCAATACTGGCTCAAAGAGGTGCAGGGCTATGTTTGGAGTGACAACGCGGCGGAAGATGTTCCGGTGAAAGTCAACGACCATGCAATGGACAGTATGCGTTACTTTGTTGAAACAATGGGACTTGTGCTCAGAAAAGAGCGAAAGGAGAAATAAAATGACACTTGATGAAGCAATAAAGCATTTGCAGGAAAGCCTTAGTGACAAGACACGCACATGGTGTGAGGAATGCAGACAGGAGCACGAACAGCTCCTGCATTTTCTACTTGAACTGAAAGAATTCAAAAGCATAAACGAGAAAGCCCGTGCTGACCTTGCCCGAGAGAAAGGAAAAGCCGAATACTGGCACGACAAATACGATCACTCACTGCACGAACAGCTGAAAATGGAGCATGAGCTCGAAAGCTGTGCGGGAAAGATACAAGGACAGAGGGAAGAAAACGAGAGATCACTGAGAGAACAGAACTACTTGCTCGGACAGATAGACGCATATGAAAAGATACTGTTCAGGCTCCCGTGGCTTTACAACGAGGGCGACAAAGGTGGTGAGGAATGAGTGCTTACATACGAAGATCTGCAAAGGTGCGGCGATGAAGGAGAAAAACAGGATTTCATACAGCGGGCGATGAACGAGCACCAGTCGAGTGATGAATACAAGATCGCCTCCGACGCAGAACTGTATTTTAAACACCAGAATCCGACCATCAACAGAGTGCAAAAGTTTATTCGCGATCTCAATGGAGAGCTTCACATCGACGATGTATCTCCGAACAACCACATAGCCTCGGACTTTTATAATTTTTTCATTATGCAGACAGTCCAGTACGTTCTCGGTAACGGCGTGACCTTTGAAAATGAAAAGACCAAGGAAAAGCTCGGCGGGACGCAGTTCGACAACATGGTACAGCTTGCGCTTCGTTGTGCCAGCAACGCAGGTGTGTCTTATGCGCTGTTTCTTGATGGAAAGATACAAGAAATATTCAAGTTCGCGGGAGGAAAGACAGACCCTGACTTCGCGCCGCTCCTAAGCGAGGAGGACGGGAGTGTAAAAGGCGGCATAAGATACTGGCAGATAGACAGCTCCAAGCCCAAGCACGTGACGCTTTACGAAGAAACACAGTACACCGAGTACATAGTGACAGACGGCGAATGGGAGATCAAGACGCCTACCCGTCCGTATCGCCAAAGAGTGAGCAGGACAAGCTCCCTGCCGAACGCACCCAGAACGATCACAAACGCCAACGAGAGCAACGTGTGTCCGATAGTGCCTTTATACTACATCAACCGACAATCGGCGCTCGTGGGCAACCAAAATACGATAGACGCATACGATCAGACGCTCTCGGAGCTTGTAAACGGCACACAGGACGACTTCGTGTACTGGATTTTTCAGAATTGCGCAGGCATGGACGAAATGGACGCACAGCAGGCGCTAAACCGACTGCGTGAAAACCATTTCGGCTGGGCTGAGACGGTCGGAGAGGGGAGCAACATAGATTTCAGAACAGTACAGTCTCCCTATGAACCGAAGGTGGCAACGCTCAACCAGCTCGAAGACAGGCTGTACGTAGACTTCAAGGCTTTCAATCCACAGACGGTAGGCGGCGGGCAAAGGACGGCAACGGAGATACAGTCGGCATATCAGCGGCTTGATAGCAAGGCGGACGAGATCGAGGATTTACTGATCGTTTTTATACGGCAGATACTGAAAGTCGCAGGGCTTGACGAAAACGAGAGCTTCCACTTCACGCGGTCAAGAGTTATCAATGCGAGTGAGGAAATACAGTCCGTGCTTGCTTCGGCACAGCTCCTCGGCGACGAAGCGGCTACGCGCAAGGTATGTGAGCTTCTCGGCATGGGTGATGAATACGAAACGATCCAGGAAAGCAAAGCGGCGGCAGAACTGGCGTACTTCACCGCACAAGCCGCCCAACAGGGCACACAAGGCACGGGTCAGCCGTAAGGGTAATTTGACGTAGCAACACATCAAAAGCCCACAGAGGGCGCGTGTGAAGCACATGAGGACATAATACAACACAAAGAGGTTGATGACATGATAAGAATAGGCACGCACCCCGCCGATATGACGGACAAGGAGATAAGAGCATACATAAACTACATGAGCAAGCAGCATCCCGACATCACGGCGGGAACGCTTGACGTCGTGCTGACCGAGGACGGCGAGGACGTAGAGCTGACGCTCACGCCCGACCCTGTGAGGTTTCAGCGCATACGGCGCATAACTGGGTATCTTGTCGGGACACTCGACCGCTTCAACAATGCCAAGCGCAAAGAGGTCGAGGACAGAGTGAAGCACAACGCATGAGCAAAGGAGTAAATTTATGGAAGAATGGCAGATGCGAATTGTCGAAGAATACTCACAGTTGAAGGAACGCTACGAAAAGTTGAGGGCGTATAACAACAAACGTGAGGTCGAGAGCTATCTCGCAGACCTCAAAGAACCGCATACGCCCGAAGAAAAGAAAGCGGTACGCAAGGAGTATCATGTGAATGAGCTGCTGAGAGCGCAGCAGAAGACAATGGGCGAGTACCTTCATCTGCTCGAACTTCGCGCCGAGCTGGAGGGTATCGACCTTGTAAAGCGTTTTTGAATGAGCAAAAAGAAGAAAAATCAGCCACGCCCTCGTTTTGTGTGTCCGAAATGCCAAATAGTATGGATACAGTGCGAAATAGTCTGCATAGTGTGCGGCTCGATAGGAACGCCACTGAATGAGGGCGCTGAAAAACTGATAGCCAAGAAAAGAGGAAAAACAAATGAATGAAACGGCAAAGATTGACATAAAATTAACATTCATCGGCGGCGGTGAAATCCTGATACCCGATGAACAGTGGGACGATTACCGCTATGACGGGAAGTTCTTCACGATAATCAAAGACGGCGCTGACATAGCGATGTACAACGCAAAAGAGGTGTTTTCACTGGTACTTGTAAGGCAGGGCGAGGGATAATGCCCGACCCTGCACACATGGAAACGGACAAGATACTGCTCGAAATGATAGAGCAGATATACAAGATATACGACCAAGCAGCTTTTGAAATGAAGGTCAAGGCAGAAAAGTACATGGACTGGTTCAAGGACACCGACCGAAAGAAAAGAAGGCAGCTGAACAGCGGCACTATCACCGAGGAAGAGTACAGGCAATGGAGAGCTTCACACCTTTTGACGGGCGACAGGTGGCTCGACATGGCTGACGTGCTGGCAAAGGACATGGTGAACTCCGACGAGATAGCCGCAAGTGTCATCAACGGTCATATGCCCGAGATTTATGCGGAAAACCACAACTACCAGACCTATCGCATAGAAAACAGGACGCAGATCAATACATCTTACACGCTGTATAATGCGCAGGCTGTCGAGCGGCTTGTAAGAGATCAGCCCGAACTGTTCCCGACAAAAGCAGTCGCGAACGTCCCGAAGCTGGAACGTTGGAACATGGAGCTTGTGAGAAGCGTGATGACACAGTCGATACTTCAAGGAGAAACGATAGAGGAGATAGCGACAAGGCTCTCACAGTCTGTTCCTACGCGCAACAGGACGGCGGCTCTGCGGGATGCGCGTACCATGACGACCAGCACCGAAAACGGCGGCAGAATGGACGCTATGCGCCGCGCAGAAGGCATGGGAATAAAACTGAAAAAAGGGTGGCTCGCCACGCTTGACGGGCGCACAAGGCATTCACACAGGCTCGTAGACGGCGAGGTCGTGGCGCTTAACGAAGAATTCTCGAACGGCTGTATGTTCCCAGGTGACCCTGACGCCGACCCACGGGAGGTGTATAACTGCCGCTGTCGGCTTCTCGAAGACATCACCGAGGAGCAATTCACGTCCATGCCCAGACACAGCAGGCTCGGAACTATGACCTACGAAGAATGGAAAGGAGAACACCGACCATGACGGTCAATTATCACTGTATAAATTCTTTCCTGAAAGAGCTGGAAGCGGCACGCCGCAGTCTGACGGAACAGCAGTACAGAACGCTCAAAGGGCAGGCATTAAGCAATGATGTGTCAGCCGCCCGAAAAGGCTTAGACAGGATAACACGGAGGAAAGCAGATACATGACAACAACGACCGAGCTTGAACTTGTCGAGATAAGCAAGCTGATACCGTACATAAACAACGCCCGAACGCACTCCGAGGAACAGATAGCCAAGTTAAGGGCTTCACTTCGGGAGTTCGGCTTCATCAATCCCGTGATAATCGATAGAGAGTACAACGTGATCGCAGGACACGGGAGAATAATGGCGGCACGTGAGGAAAACATCGAGCAGGTGCCGTGTGTGTACGCAGATCACCTGAACGAAGCCCAGAAGAAAGCATACATACTCGCCGACAACCGTATGGCACTGGACGCAGGGTGGGACGAAGAAATGCTCCGCAACGAAATACTCGCATTGCAGGGCATGAATTACAACGTCGCGCTGACGGGTTTTGAAGACAGCGAACTCGCCGACCTTATCCTCGAACTTGAGCAGCCCGCAGAGGAGGATAACTTTGATACGGCGGCAGAGCTGCCCGAAGAACCCACCTCAAAGGCAGGACAGGTGTACCAGCTCGGCAGGCACAGACTGATATGTGGCGACAGTACGGACCCGTCTGTGATATCCGAACTCATGTGCGGAAAGCAGGCAGATATGTGGCTGACCGACCCACCGTACAATGTGGACTATGAAGGCAGTGACGGACAGAAGATACAGAACGACAACATGGGAGATACGCAGTTCAGGGCTTTTTTGAAAAGCGCGTTCACGGCGGCTATGGCAGCCATGAGACCCGGTGCAGCGTTCTACATCTGGCACGCCGACTCGGAGGGCTTCAATTTCAGAGGAGCGTGCAGGGACGTGGGACTTCAAGTGCGGCAGTGCCTTATATGGGTCAAAAACTCGCTCGTATTAGGACGGCAGGACTACCAGTGGCGGCACGAACCGTGCTTATATGGGTGGAAAGACGGAGCGGCGCATTACTTCATCGACAACAGGGCGCAGACGACGGTCATAGAGGACTACGTACCCGACTTTGGGAAAATGAAGAAGGAAGAAATGAAAGCGCTCCTCGAGGAGATATACAGCGACAGGATAAGCACGACTGTGATCTATGAGGACAAGCCCAAAGCAAACGATCTTCACCCGACGATGAAGCCGATAAAACTGCTCGCAAGGCTGATAAGGAACAGCTCGAAACCCGATGATATAGTGCTTGATACATTCGGCGGGTCGGGAAGCACGCTCATGGCTTGCGAACAGCTTGGAAGAACTTGTTATACCTGCGAACTTGACCCGAAATACGTTGACGTTATAATTCAACGTTGGGAAGAATTCACGGGCAAGAAAGCAGTGCTGATAGGAGAGTGAGGGTATGGGTCTCGAATTTACGATCACAGACAACAGCGACAAAGTCCGTCAGGAACTTGAAAAAGCATTGCAAAGAGGGCTGACACGGATAGGTATGCAGGCAACGAACTACGTCGCAGCGCTCACACCCGTGGGAACTCCAGAAAGCACGGGCGTAGAGGGATACCAGGGAAGCAGGCTGAGAAACAGCATGACCCATAGCGAGGACGTCGCAGAGCGTACAGTGACTATCGGGACGAACGTGCCGTATGCACCGTATGTGGAGCTCGGTACGGGCATATATGCGACCGATGGAAACGGGAGGAAATCGCCGTGGGTGTGGAAGGACAAGAACGGCAAGTTTCACTGGACGCGCGGCATTCAGCCGCAGCACATGATACAGCGCGGGATAACCGAACACATGAATGACTGGCACACGATACTCAATGAAGAATTGAAAGGATAAAGTTTACAAAAGCTATTGACAAACCGAACAAAAGGTGGTATAATTTGAATAACAGGAAAACAGAATATAAGGGCAGACCGATAAAGTGCAAATGCGGCAAGCTCATAGCATATGAACGGGACGGAGCAATCTACGTTCAATGCCGAGGGTGCAAGCATGAGCACAAGATCGAGATAGCCAAAGAGCCGAGAGCCTAAAGAGCCAAGAGCCATAATCAGCTGTGTATGCAGCCGATTATGGCTCTTTTTTTGTTTTCCGAAAAAATACCGATAACGAAGCGGCAAAGCAGCGCCGCCCGAAGCAAAGGAGTTATAATATGGCATTCACGAGAAAATTTCTGTCCGCTATGGGTATCGAGAGCGACAAGGTAGACGAGATAATGCTCGCACATACCGAGGTCACCGACGGACTGAAAGCAGACAGAGACAAGTACAAAGCAGAAGCCGAACAGCTCCACGAAGCACAGTCGGAGCTTGACAAGGTAAAGAAAGACCTTGAAAAGGCGAATGCAACGATCGAACAGGCTGAAAAGGACGACTACAAAGCAAAGTACGAATCCGAGAAAGCCGAAAGAGAAAAGCTCAAGACTGAATTTGAAGCCAAAGAGAGAGAAGCTAAGGAAAATGCTGCGATCTCCAGATGGGCGGTGGAAAACGGATACAGCGAGGAAGGCGCTGAGAAGATCGTCAAATTCGGCGGTCTGCGCGGCAAGATCAAGCTGACCGAGGACGGTAAAGCCGAGGTGGGTGACGAGCTGAAAGCAGGGCTCGAAAGCGAATGGAAGAGCTTTAAAGTACCCGCTGACACATATGACACACCCAAAACACCCAAGCCGCCTGCCAATAACGGCACTAAATCCACCAAGACCAAGGCTGAGATAATGAAGATCAAGGACGCAGGCGAACGGCAGAAGGCTATCGCCGAAAATCCCGGGCTTTTCGGAATCGAAGTAGAGGAGTGATAAAATAATGGCAGGCATTATAAAGAGCAATGATATAGCGGTGACCGTCCGTGAAGTAGATTTCGTAACACGCTTTGCAAACCAGTGGGAGCACCTCCGCGAGATCATGGGCATCATGCGCCCGATCAGAAAAGCCGCCGGGACCAAGCTCACGAGCAAGTATGCTGTTGTTGAGCTGGAAGACGGTAATGTTGCGGAAGGCGAGGAAATTCCCTTCTCTCATGCTACCGTAAAGGAAAAGGAATACGCGACTATCGCGATCAGAAAGTATGCGAAGTCGGTATCTATCGAAGCAATAGACGCAAAGGACTACGAGAACGCGGTACAGCGCACCGACGATGAATTTCTTAACGAGCTTCAGACCGTGGTAGTTGATGAGTTTTACAGCTACCTCCGCACGGGCACACTCAGAAGCACCGAAAGCGACTTCCAGATGGCGCTCGCTATGGCGCAGGGACGTGTACGCGACAAATGGAAGAAGATGCACAAGGGCATAACCCAGGTCATCGGATTCTGTAACATTCTTGACGCTTACACTTACCTCGGAACGGCACAGATCACTGTCCAGAACCAGTTCGGCATGGACTACATCGAGAACTTCCTCGGGTACAGCAAGCTGTTTCTTACTTCGGAGATACCGTCGGGTGAGGTCATCGCAACGCCGTCCGACAACGTAGACCTTTACTACGTAGACCCGAGTGACAGCCAGTTCGCAAGAGCAGGACTGATCTATACCACCGATGGCGAGACCAACCTCATCGGATTCCACACCGAGGGCAACTACAGAACAGCTTCGTCCGAGAGCTATGCACTTATGGGTCTAACCCTTTTTGCAGAGTTCCTTGACGGTATAGCGGTTATATCGTTCGGCGGCGCAAGTGCAGGGACAGACCTTAAGAGCCTGACTATCGGCAGCCTTGAACTCAGCCCTGAATTTGATCCCGCAGTTACCACTTATACTGCGGCAACTACCGACGCGAAGAACAAGATAACCGCAGCGGCTGAGTACGCCGACGCTGTAGTTGAGATCAAGAACGGCAGCACGGTAGTGGCTAACGGCAAGGACGCGACATGGAGCGCAGGCTCGAACACTGTAACGGTCAAGGTGAGCAACGACAGCGCAGACAAGACCTACACCGTAACGGTGACCAAATCGTAAGAATAACCCAAGAAGCCCTGATAGACCCTATTATTAGGGTTTCTTTTTGAAGAATGACGAGGTGAAAGAAATGGCAGACCTTACCGAGATATGTGAAGAATGCAGGAATTACTTTCTGCCTGATTACAGCGATCTGACAAAAAGCATTCATGCAGGTACATATACCATAATCGACGGCAACATCTCCGACACCTCGTTTCTTCTTCAAGGACAGTATTTCCGCATTGTTGGGTCGAAACTTAACAATGGAGTGTATGAAAACACCGTTGAAGGGCGCTCAACTTTGATAGATGAGACCTTTACAGGAAGTGTGTGGGAGATGGCTGTACCGCCTGCTTTTATAAAACTGGCATCAGATATAAACGCATGGAGAGACAGGAACGAAAGCCTTGACAGCAAGAATATGTCACCGTTCACAAGCGAAAACATATCCGGTGTATACGGCTACAGCAAAAATGGTAGCTACAGCAGCGGCGGCGGGT